AACTCACGGTCTCCTCATGCAAACCAGCACCCGCAGGATCGACCGGCACATCAGAAAACCCCACCAGACGCACCCTGGCTTCACGGTTGCCACCATCACGCGCCACAACCTTGAGCAAGCCTTCATCGAAATGCGACCAGGCACGCCGCCAATCACGCAGCGTATCCATCACAGACTCGTCCGGACCACGACGCACCGCGACGTCCAGACTGCCGGTGAACTCCGGCACCTTGAACCCGACCGGGCGCACACCGTACCTGTTCACCGACTCATGCGTAGTGAAATCCACCGACCCCGAACCACCGGCGAAACCGTCCTCCTTCAGCACCACACGCTGCTCGTCCGCCTCCGCGTCAAGCATCGTATGCAGAATGAACGTCTCCCCCGGCGTGTGCGGGGCCGTGTAGGTGATCTTGTAGCCCGACAGATCCGGCACATCCATGCCAAAACCACCAGTGCCGAACCTGACCGGGACAACCATCTAGAACACCTTCCCTCTCGTAGTCACCGCCATCGCAGGACGACGACCCTTGTAATCCGCCAGATCACGCTCATTAATCTCAACCCGGCCCTCAACAGCATCAACGCGCTTACGCAGCACCTCCTGGCCGTCCAGGTTCACCACCACGGTCACCCCGTCCTCACCATTCAGGCCACCGCGCTTGATGTGGCGCCACTGATCGCCGTTGAACACCGGCTCCGGCTCATTCGACAAATTCACCGCCACATGGCCGGGCTTCAGCCACCCGCCCTGGTCGAACACGCCGACCTTGTCGAGTAGTGATTCCGCAGCCCCCATCTGCTGGCCGTACCGGCCCGGGAACGCGGACACCTGCACCTTCTGCGCGGCAGCCCCCGGGTCCATCGACCGGTAATCGAAGCCCTGGAGCTTGGTGAAGAACATGCCCGCACTGTCGTACGGGGTCATGCGCTGCGCGACGGTGCCCCACGCGCCGTTATCACGCTGCTGGAACAAGCCCACGGAGTCGTAGTCCGAGCCGATAGCGTCATGCCGGAACGACAAAGACTCCGGCACCGCCCGGTTCGCCCACATCTTCAGCGGGTTACCCGACTCCACCAACGCCGTCGCCAAACCAATCTTCGCCGCCAACCGGTCAAGGCCCATGTCCTTCGCCTTACGAGCAATCTCACCAGCGAAAAACTCCGGCCCCCAATCCGGCCCCTTGCGCTTCTGCTCCTCAGCCGGGCTGATCACCGGCGGCGCCTGCGTCTTATCTACCGGCACCTTCGGCTGCTCCTTCGCCGACGAAGTAGACACCTGCACGTCCTTCGACGTGATGATGGAATCACCCGACGGCAACCACGAACTGGGATCACCCAGCAATGCCTTCTCAAGCACACCACCAGACAACCCCGCCATGCCCAACAGGCCCGCGGTCAGGTGCTCAACGACGGACTGGTCACCCAGCTCATTCGCCGCCGTCGCAATGGCAGCTTCACGCGGGGTGAGCGCCACCGTCTGCGTCGACGTCCCGGACGAGGACGCTGGCGCGAGCGCCGGCATACTCGTATCAACCCTCCCACTGGCGCCCATCGGGAGGATTTCGTTCATCTTCGGCGGCTCAACCGGCTTATCCTGCAGACCAATCCAGAACCGGTCGGTGTATTGCGAGTGACGCGCCCCCGCGGCACGGCCACCAATCTGGCCATTACCGCGGCCACCGCCCATCTCAACATTCGTGGCCTTACCATCCGGCCCGTAAATCGTGCCGGAAGTGTGGCCACCGTACGGGCCACCGTTGAAGAAACCAACCTCGAACGCCGACCGGCCCGGCGACGTACCCCGATTGAACCCCATCTGGGTCAACACCTGGGCCTGATTGCCAGTAGCGAACTTCCGACCGTTCAAGTTCATGCCGATGATGAACGCGGCGATGCCGGACATCGCGCCCGAGCAGTCACCCCAGTCGCGCAAAAGCCCGGACGCCCACGAATACTTCGCGCCTTCCAGCGGAAATGGAGCCTGCTTGCCGTCGACGTTTCGGCCCCACACAAAGTCGAGCGCGTCCTGCGACGACACAAGCCCACCGTTGGCGTACCCGGGCAGATCCTTCATCGACAGTCGACCGGAGTTAATATCCTGCAACAACGGCAAATTCGCCCTCGTTGCTTCGCGGTTGACGACATACTCCTTCGGCTCAATCCGAGCCACCGGAATACCCGCCGAATCAACACCCAAAATCGGGTCACGCTGCGCATCAGGAATACCCGGAATCGCATGAATATACCCGCCTGTGGAGTACCCCGGGATCTGCCCACCAGTCGACAGTCCAGGAACGAACCGCTCCACGCTATCCGGCAACACCTCGCGGACAGCGTCACCGACCTGACCAAACATGGACTTAATGCCGTTGATCAGGCCGGAGATGATGTTCTTACCGGCGTTCACCAGCCAAGTACCCGCGTCGGAGAACATGCCCTTGATGCGGCCCGGCAGCTCACCCACATACGTCAACGCCTGCGAGCTCGTTTCGCGCACCTTGTCCGCGAACCCCTGGAAGAACCCCTTGATCGCCTCGATGACTGCGGCGGTGGTGTTCTGCCACTCGTTGAACTTCACCACGATCCCGCTGATGACCTCGGCGATCTTGGCGCGCATAGAGTCCGCAGCCACATTGATCATGGCCACGCCCAGCGTCCACCACTGCTGCACAGTATCCACAACCGCCACAAAACGATCCTGGAAGTTCTGCCATGCATCACCAAGCGACTGGGTGAAGTTCTCCCACATCACCCGGCCCGTCTCAGTCTGTGTGAAGAAGTAAGTTAAGCCGGACACCACCGCAGCGATACCTGTAATGACCAGTCCGAACACGTTATTCTTCATGGCCGTGTTCAAGAACTTCTGGGCTGTGGTCTGCGCGTTAGTCGCAGTCGTCCACAGCGACATTCCCGTCACGGCCTTGGAGATGTAGGACACCAGCCCGCCGGCGGCGACGATCTTCTGCTGCAACGCAACTGCAGCCAGACCACCAGCCACCACAGTCAACCCGGTTCCGAGCGGCAGTAGCCAGTCCTTGGACCGCTGCACCCACTCGGCAAAGCCCTTCACCATGCCCGTGACCTTCTCGAACCCGCCAGCAGCGGCTTCCAAAGCAGGCACCATCGCGTCGAACACCATCGCAGCCACCGGCTCAATCGCAACTTTCGCCTGGTTCTTGAACTGGTCCCACCGCTCGGAGAAATCAGCGGTCTTCTCGGCAAGCCCACTGATCGTGTCCGACGATGCACCCAGAGAATCCATGAAATCGTCGTAAGCGAACGTGCCCGACTCCACCGCGGCGACGAACCCGGCACCACCACGAGCACCGAAAATACTGTTCGCTAGGTCAAGCGCCTCAGCGTCCTTACCGGCGCGCTGCAGCTCCTCGATCTGCTGGATCATGCCCCATAGCGCCTGCTGCGGATCCTCCCCGTTCTTCGCGAACTCGGACAACGCCTTCGTCATCGACTGCATCGTCTTATCCGCGTCCAAACCGGCCTTATCCAGCGCACCAAGCAGACCAGCGGACTCCTCCAGGCTGAAACCGAACCCGCGCAGCGCCGGGCCTGACTTCGAGAGGTTGTCCACCAGCGCGGTCATATCGCGCCCGGTGGCCTGCGAAATCTGGAACACCGAATCCAGCATGTCCGGCATATCCTCGACCTCAACACCGAACTGCTGGAAAGCACCAGTCACAGCATTGATATCAGTCTCCATACCCATGCCCTTGAGCTGCTGGAACTGCGTTGTCAGCTTCTCCAACGGCTCACCAGTCACACCCAGGCGAGTATTCAAATCGGCCAGGGTGGTGCCGATCTCACCAAGATCATCACCGACACCAATAGAGTCACGCGCTACATTGCGCATCGACTCCTGCAGATCCTCAAACGCAGCACCAGACGCGCCAGTGCCCACACGGATCGTGTCGTAAGCATCATCAAACTGGGAACCGATCTCGTAAGCAGCCTTACCAGCAGCACCAACCGCACCGACCACCACGGCACCAGCCGCAGCGATCTTGCCCAGCGACAGCTCAAAACCCCGGCCCTTCTCATCAGCGTCAGCCGCGGCGTCCCCAAACTCCTTCGTCGCACCAGTGGCTTCATCCGTGGCACTCTCGAGGTCTTTCTGCGCCGTGGCCAGCGAGTCGGAGGCACGCTTCGACTCGGCCATCGCCTTCTCGACGCCACGCTCCGCTTTCTCAACGTTCTGCGCGGCAGTCTCCGACCGGGCGCGCTTGTTCAGCACATCCGCTTCAGCTTTAGCCAGCTGCTCAGAGCTGGCCGTGCCGGACTTCTTCATGTCGGCAAGCTTCGACTCCGCAGCCTCCAGCTGCTTCGCCGCGGCCTGCGACTTCAGCACCTCAGTGTTGCGCTTCGACTCTGCGTCCGCGAGCTCCTGGGTGGACTTCTCCACCCGGTAATTCGCCTTCTCGACTCGCTTCGCAGCAGCGTCGGTGCCCTTGGTGATGCCTTTCTCGATGGAGTCGCCGGCCTTTTTCGCGGCCTTCGAGGTCGGGGCGAGAAGCTTGTCCTGCAGCTCCTTGGTAATCCCCGCCAGGGAGATCGTCGTGGGCAGAACTGCATAACCTGCCGAACCAGCCATAAGCGGACACCTCCAATAAAAAGAGCCACAGGGCTACTTCCCTGCGGCGTTAAACTTCCTGGCCTTCTCGCGGGCCTGGCGCATCTTCTCTGCGCGCTCCTTGGCACGGCGCTCACGCTTCAGCTGCTCCCAGCGTGGGTGCTTCTCCCCCGTCAACACCCCATACAGATCCATCACAGCCGACGACGTCTCACTCACCGGCGGACGATCCTGCAACACCGAATGAAACAGCGACTCCGGCGGCAAATGCTCCGCGAGCAGCAACATCCGCCGAAGCGTCAACCGCGACGCCCCACCACCCTCACGGTAAAAATCGCGGTAATCCAAGTGGTAAAACCGCTGAAAATCGACCTCAACGAGGTCTTCATGCTGGGCGATCGCCCACAGCAGGGCTATTTTCCCTGACGGCGCTCACCCCACGCCTCGAACACCTTCTGCAGATCGTCCACAGACAGCCCCCGCTCCATCAGTAGGATCATCTGATCCTCTCCGATGATCTGCTCGAGCACACCCGGCATGTACTTCTGGGCGTACCGCTCGTGGAATACGAACATCATGCCTGCCGGCGACGCCTGCTGCGTCCAGCGGTCCTCGAGTTCGACTTCCTGGCCGTTGACCTCAATGGTGAACGTCGGGAACTCCACCGGCTCGTCACCCTTGGTTTCGGCGGCGACGTCGGCCTGCGCACCGGTGACGTCCTTCGGGTCAACATCGGCGGTAGTGGTCTTCTTACGAGTAGTCATGGCAGACCCTTTCTCGTGAAATTATTGGTTGGAAACTTGGGCAGACCTTGAGGGTTGGGGTAGGGGCGGTCTGCCAAACTCCCCTACCCCATCGGGTTATGCCGAATCCTCAGAATCGGCGTCAGCACCG